GAATGAATATTGTAAAAAAAAATACTTATTGGGAAAAACACCCTCTTTATGAGTTTATTTCTCACGCTCATGGTAAAGGTTATGACTTAACTTCTGATGTAGAACTTGAAAAGTATTGGGCTCTTTGTGAAAGATCTCGTTATCAAAACTACCGTCTTCAAGGGCCAGGTGGATTGTTACAGTTAAAAAAAAAATATGATACCTACAGAAATAATCTGGAACATAAAAGAATATCTTTTGTAGACATGATAGATAATTTTAGATTTGAAGCAGCAATACCTACTGATATAGACGTTTTAATAGTAGATGAAGCTCAAGATTGTAGTAAACCTCAGATAGCTGCTCTACAAAAAGCAGCTACAAATGCAAAAGAATTTATTTTTATAGGAGATGCAGATCAAACTATTCACGAATATGCAGGATCAGATCCTGAATATTTTTATCAATTAGCTAACACGGAACAAGCGAAGGCCAATGAGTTAACTGAAGGTTTAAGATGTGGTCAAACTATTAACAAAATATGTAGAAATATTATTGCACCTGTGTGGGAAGAATACGGTAGATACTCAGAAAGAACTTGGACTCCAACTGATGTTATTGGAAAATCGTATTATATACCTAGGTTAGATCAAGGGTGTAAATCAAAAGAAATTTTAATTAATAAAATTTTAAATACAGATGAAACATTTTTATTTACATACAGAGGCAATCCTACTCATAAATCTGTAAATACATTTCTTCAAGATAATGGAATAGATTATAAAATGGTATCAGGCAGTGCTCATGTATCTAGAGAACATTTTAGTTGTTTTAAAAATTGGAAAACTTTTATGAACGATAAAGTTTCTAAACAACAGATAAAAGAATATTGGAAATTAATGGGATCAAAAATAAAAGTTAATGGTTTAGGTGATGTTGATAAACTTAAACCTTTAATTGATAGAGATTACAACATACAGGAACTTATAGATGCAGGTTACCTAAAACCAGAAGTAAAACAATTTGAAAGACTTTCTCAACTTTTAAATTATGAAGCATTATCTAAGAATGAAAAATTAATTAATAAAATACCTTACATTAATAAAGTTTTAATTAATGGGATGGACACAACTCAAAAACCAAGAGTTAAACACGATACAATACATAAAGTAAAAGGATTAACTTTTGATAATATAATAGTTGATCTATCTGTTTGGAGACCTGAACCTCGTAACTTTGAACCAACAAGATTAGCTTACGTTGCATATAGTAGAGGTAAAACAGATTGTTGGACTGTAGGATCTTCTGGTCCTTATTCTTTAGCAAAAATACAAGACAATTGGAGAGAAATTTTAGAACTTTAAAAGGAGGAAACATGACTAACAGTGACATATTTAAAAAAGATGGATACGATTCATTAGAAAAGCAGGTAGGCGGGAAACATTATAAACGAATGAAGATACAGCCCGCAGAATTTATAAATGAAAATAAATTGCTTTTTGCAGAAGGTAACGCTATAAAGTATATATGCAGGCACTCGTTCAAGGGGAAGGAAGAGGACATTAAGAAAGCAATACATTATTTAGAAATGATATTAGAAAGGGATTACAATGTGTAAACATCCAATTGATCTAGATTTAAAAGATGTAGATACAGTAGCTATTGATATAGAAACTTACGATCCAAACCTTAAAACAAAAGGTTTAGGTGCAATCAGGCAAGATGGTTTTATTACAGGGGTAGCTGTAGCTACCGGTAAAGACACAGTTTATTTCTCATTAAGACACAGTGACGATGATAAATCAGAAGAAGAATTAAAAGAGTTTTGGGATCAAATGAATACAAAACTTTTGCAAAACGATAAGATTGCAAAAGTATTTCATAACGCAATCTATGATGTTTGTTGGTTAAGGGCAACAACAGGTAAGATGTTAAAAGGAAGATTGTTAGATACAATGGTAGCTGCTTCTGTAATCGATGAGAATAGATTTAAATATGGATTAGATGCTTTAGCTAAAGATTTTCTTGATGAAAGTAAATATAAATATGATTTACAAGAAAAAACTTTTGAATGGTCTGGCGGTATGCAAAAAGATCCAATGTCTAACATGCATAAATTACCTTCTAGTGTAGTAAAAGATTATGCAAAACAAGACGTAGACTTAACTTTAAAATTATGGAATTTATTTAATAAAAAATTGGATGAAGTATTATACATAAAACCTGAAGATAATAAAGAGTATACATGTAGAAATATATTTGAATTAGAAACAAGATTGTTTCCTTGTTTAGTTGACATGAAATTCAAAGGAGTTAGGATAGATACCCAAAAACTTGACCACCTTGGTAAAAGATTAAAAAGATGTAGAGATAAAATAATTAAATTTATTAAAACAAAAACAGGTGTCGAAGTGCAGTTGTGGGCAGCAACTTCTATAAAACAATTATTAGATAATAGAAAGATCACAAACTTTGAGAAGACTGCTAAATCAGGAATGCCTAAACTTCCAAAAGATTATTTAAAAACTCATGAGGATAGATTTTTAAGATTAGTATCCAAAGCAAGAGAGTATGATAAAGCTTTAAATACTTTTGTAGAAGGTTTAAAAAGTTATGTTTACAAAGGTAGAATTCATGCAGATATAAATCAAATCAGAGGAGATGGAGGAGGAACTGTGACTGGCAGGTTCTCTATGAGTAACCCAAATCTACAGCAAATACCTTCTAAAGGTTATATAGGAAAGAAGATGAGGGAGCTATTTATCCCTGAGGAAGGCCATAGATGGGGTAGTTTTGACTATTCTCAGCAAGAACCAAGGATTGTGGTGCATTATGCAATAAAAAAGATAATGGACGAAAAAGAAGGTAAAGCCTTAAAAAAACAATTTGATGATTCTAAAGCAGACTTTCACCAAATAGTAGCTGATATGGCTAAAATATCCAGAAAGCAAGCTAAGACAATTAACCTTGGATTGTTCTATGGTATGGGTAAAGGTAAGCTACAGGCAGAATTAAATTTAGATACGGCTCAAGCAAAAACCTTGTTTGATACTTATCATAGGAAAGTTCCTTTTGTTAAAAAACTATCAGATGGTTTGATGGGGTTTGCTAAAAGTAATAGATTAATTTTTACTCTTGAAGATAGGTTTTGTAGATTTGATAAATACGAAAGCGTTAATAAAAGATGGAACAATAAGATACGTAAGTTTGAAGAATGGGATCCTAAAGCTAAAGAAATAAAACAAGAAGATGGCACAATTAAATATGAAGGAGAACATGTCCCTCCTAAACTATTATCAAAAAAAGAAGCTTGGGAGAGATTCAAATTACAGTTTAACGAAAAATCTGAAAAGAAAATTGAACAGTTTACAGAGAAAGAAAGACTGTTTTGGTTTACAGAATACTTTACTCCTGCTTTTACTTACAAAGCTTTAAATAGATTGATACAAGGATCAGCTGCAGATATGACAAAAAAGGCAATGGTCTTGTTATATGAAAAAGGTATAATCCCTCACATACAAATACACGATGAACTTTGTGTATCTATCAAGGACCAAGAAACACGGACCACGGTTCAAGAAACAATGGAAACCGCAATACCTTTAATGGTTAAAAACAAGGTGGACTATGAATCTGGACCAAACTGGGGTAATATAAATGAAGGATAATTATGGCTTACTTAAATGCAAACATACCAGCGACTTACGCACAAATAAGAAGAGAGTATTTATATGATTGTAAAAAACATCATGGAGAAGTTGAAGATTGCATTATCTTTGGCATCAGCGCTCTTACAGGAAGGGCAATATTATTTCATGCTATTATGGAAAACGGTGCAATATTTTATCGCTTACCAATTAGCGCGTTTATTCAAAAGGGATTTGAGCCATCCGGAGTGCCCACAAGACGACTTGATGAACTTCAGCTCTGGAATTGTTTTTCTTATTATCCTTCTGTCAATCGTTGGGATATTTTAGACGGACAAGCCGGTAAGTACATAGGTAAAGATAAAAAATGGCACCCAGGTAAATATTTATTTACCGTTGACTTTGCACATCCAGATAGTAATATACTCGACACTGATCATTCAGAGATTCCGCACGAACATAAGTGCGCTCACATAATTGCCCTCGATGACGGTAATTTTGCAGCACAACCTAACAACAGATGTATATGGGACTTACCTTCTTTCACCGTGAAAGATAGCACCCCTGACTGGAAAGTGCAAACTTCTGAATGGAATGTTGAAGATAGCAGGGCTTGGAGGACAGAAGACACCGACAAGTTTTTTTATGAAATTGAGGAGAAAAAAAATGATTAACAAATTAAAAAATAAAGCTATGCATTACTGGACAGACCACAAGATTGAATGTGTTGTAGTTGTTATACTTGTTATAGCTTACATAATTAAGTAATGAATTTAGCAGATTTATTAAAGAAAAATATAGTAATGGTTCCGGTTGTGGCATCAGTCTTAGTCGGAACTTTTACTGGTGTTAGATATATTGTAAATCTTACGGATACAATCAATTCTAATCAACAAGAAATTGTAGATTTAAAAAGAGATTTAAAAGTTGCTGAAGATAAAATTACAGATCAAAACACAAGACTAACTTCTGCGGAATCTACGTGGCAGATGGCAGAGAATTTATACAGACAATTAGCAGATCAGGTTAGAGAGCATGACTATGATATTAAGGATTTAAACAGGTAATGTATGGAGGTTCTCAGGATGAATTATTATTTTACAGGATTACTTGTTTTAGCTTTCACAATATTAGTTTTATTTGTAGATCCTGCATATCCTAGAAACGAATACCTTAACGACTATGGTGTAAGATGTGGTGAAATGGAAGTAACCACAGAAAGACGTGATACTGATTATAATTATAGTGATAGTAATACACATGAAGATCAATATCTTAGATTTACTTACAGAAAATATTTAGGCACAGACTGTAAAACAGCAAAAGAAAACGTAGCAATCAAACAACAATTAGAGTTAATGAAAATGTGTGGTCGAGTTAACAGCAATCCTAGTCTTGCACAGAATGAAAACTTTAGATTATTAGTATCTAAATGTAGAGGTGTAACTCCTGCAAGAAATAATACTAGACCTGACGATGGTAAAAGTTTATGGGATGATATGAAAGATGAGTATAAAAAAGAGAATCCAGAGATTAATTTAATGGGAGATAAGTTCATAAAACCTAGTAAAAAGAAGCTTATTATACCAAAGTATTTAACTGAGGAAGAAAGTGTGATAGTACCTTTACCTAAACCTACAAATGACTAAACCATTAAACATATCAGAATCAGCAGCTGTACAGATGCCGATGAAAACCGTAGCCTCTCTAATAATTTTAGTAGCTATGGGTGTGTTTGCATACACAGAATTGACTTCAAGACTTGTATCGTTGGAGACATCACGTGAGTTGTTTGAAAATGATTTGCTTAAAAAATCAGAACAAGTACCCGTGGACCAGGAACAACATTTTTTATTAGAAGATTTATATAAATCCGTAGAAAAAATGGAAGAGACTCAAGAGATGAATATGACTAACAAAGTCAACATAGAATTTTTAAGAGATCAATTAGAAAAAGCATTAAAAGATATAGAAGATCTAAAAGATAAGGTAAGAGCAAATGGCAACGGGACGTATTAATAGAAAAGTGTTGGATCACATCGCACAAATAAACAAAGAAAATAAAGCTGCGAGTTTAGCAAAAGATTTAAAAAAAGAAGTAGAAACTGGCAAGCATGGTACACAAAAATATGTTATCAAGCAAGGTGAAAACAAAGGTAAAACAGTATGACAGAGTTAGTAGTAGCACTACTTATGATTGTACACGGAGAGATTAAAGAGGCACGTATACAAGAATCTATGTCTGAATGTCTCAAAGGTAAGCGTACAGCTAAACGTCAGTTAAAACCTGAAGGACATGTTAGGTATCAATGCATAAAATCTATGGCAGAACTAGAACAAAATATTGATGGATCTTTGTCAATAAAAAAGCTAATAATAGAGTAATGAAAATACAGGCAGAAATAGTTCATGGTAAGTGTCCAACATGTAGTGAAATTACAATGTTAGTTGGTTTAACACCAGAACTTTTTAGATGTATGAACTGTGGTGCAGACTTAGAGCAACATGTAAATGGTAAGATAAGTTATCTACCAGTCATGCCTTCACCTGTTGATGGTAGTGCACCTTTTGTAAAAGAATGGAAAGATGGCTAGAAAATTTAAATCATTTGAAACTAGAGATAAACCTAAAAAAAGAGGACCTCGAAAACATAAAAAATCATTAAATAAAAACGAGAAACGTCAGAAACGTACTCGAAGATATAAGGGCCAAGGTAGAGGTTGACAACAGTCCCTAAATATCCTAGTCTTGGGGTATGAAAGAAAAAACTATAACACTAACAGTAGACGGTACCAATCCTGGTCAATGGTCTAATCTTTTACTGGAACTAAATATAATAAAAAAAGCTTGGAGATCTTTTGGTGTAGACATAGATTTAAAAGCACCAGGTATTAAAAGTGTAATTGAATGGGGAAACAGAACAGGAGATTATGTCAAACCAATTAGACAAAATAGCAAACGAGTACAACCAAACAAAAAAACCAGAACTTAAAAAGTTGTGGTTTGAAAAAGTAAAGGAGTGGGCTTATGGATCTAATAATTCTAAACGACGGACTTTATCAATTAATTCCTGTGTCAAAAACGATGATGGAACATATACATTTATCGGTACAAGTAGACTGTATGGAACTGTGCGAGATACTAAGACTAAAGTTAAGCGGGTACGCAAACAGCATAAACCTACACATTATGAATGATGGTAGTGGTAATTTTGTTGGCTGTGTTTGTAGTTAAATAATTTTATCTGGCTCGCAAGAAAACTTAGTATAAGCCTTCATACTATTAGTCCATTCTGGGTCAAAACTAGCCATAAGTTTATGTGAGTAATCATAGCCATAAACTATACAGCTACTATAATCATCAAATAATACTTTTGGTGTAGGTATAATCTTGCATTGATTAGTTGCAAGTTCACTACATAAAACCATTAATAAAACAAATTTAACCATTGACAAATCCTTTTAAACATCCTATATATTGCTCATAATTAAATGAAAGGTAAGTCAAATGACTGATATAACTAAATATAGAAATGTTTCTTTAACACATGGAACATACAAGACATTGATAAGTTTGTCTAAGGTATTATTGCCCGATGCACAATTATCTATAAGTAAAACCATTGAATCAATTGCAAATGAGAAAGCGAAGAAATTAAATGGAAAAATTAAAAAAAGCTAAAGTAACTGTAACTGTTTGTCCTACGTGTAAGGGCAACGGTTATTTAAAAGTGGCGACAGAGATGGGAGATACAATACACCAATGTTGGGATTGTGACTCGGAAGGGGAATTCTATGAAGTCGATGATATGGGTTGGGTTGATGATGGTACTTCTGACAGCTTGCACTAAGGATTTAAGTTTTGATAGCTTTGATCCAACAACGTCAGTATTAAAATGGGTTATAACTAAGGATAAAGATGCCGCACAGTAAACACATTAAAGGCGATCGCGCTGAACTAATTGCTGCTGAATATTTTATTAGTTTAGGATATTCAGTTGCTCGTAACATGTCACAACACGGACCTGTTGATTTAGTATTGATTGATGAAGATGGCACAGGAGATGTTATCTTAGTTGATGTAAAAGCTATCAGCTTACGTACTAAAAATGGTTACAAAGTAAATAGATCTCCAAGTAAAAAACAAAAAGAATTAAATGTACAATTAATTTTTGTAGATTTAGATACAAAAGAAGTATTAGATATAATGCCTAGTAAAAGAAGAACTAAACAAACAAACGTAAAAAAAACTGATCTTACTAATGTAGTAGATATAGGTCGATACAAACAATGGATGGAAAAAGATGTTAGATAAATTTATATATAATAGTTTACATTTTATAATGAAACATGCAGGAACATTGAATGCATGGGCTTGGCGTAAACACACAAAAATTTTACGTAACAAACAAAGAATAGAGAATGAAGAATACGTTAAAGAATTACAAAAAAAACTATGATGAATGATAAAGACATAAAAGATTATCATAAGATGGTAGATAAAATGGAAAAACAAGCCAAGGTCAAAGGTATGAAAAAATCTAATAAATACAACTACATGACCGGAAAACAAATCACGGACCCTGATACAGGAAAACGTGTTTATGAGATAAGTTCTTATAGACTTCCGAGTGTTACTACTATATTAGGGGCTACCAAAAATACAGAATTTTTAACCAAATGGAAGGCCAAAGTCGGTGAAGAAAACGCAGAACGAATTAAGAATGTATCTAGTGCACGGGGCACCAGTATGCATAAATTCCTCGAATCATTTGTCACGGGCGTTGGTTACGATGATCTTACAGAACTCGGATGCCAGGCGCGTCCCATGGCCGATAAAATTATGGAGATGGGTCTTGCGCCGGTCGAAGAGTATTACGGCTCCGAAGTTACGTTACATTACCCGGGCCTATACGCAGGCCAAACAGACCTTGTGTGCTCGCATAACGGTCTTGAAACTGTTGTTGACTTCAAACAAGCTAACCGTCCAAAGAAAAAAGAATGGATCGAAGATTATTATTTACAAATCGCAATGTACGCCATGGCCCACGACTACGTCTACGGAAGTCAAATCAAGCAGGGAGTTATCATGGTATGCACGCCTGACCTATATTACCAAGAATTTAAGGTAGAGGGACCTGAATTAAGGCGCTATAAACATAAGGCTTTGAAGAGAATAGACATGTATTATGACCTAATGCATGATGAGAAAGAAAAAACAACACCAATGAAAGCAGAAGATTTTAATGAAAACAATTAACACAAATTTAAAAAATTATAAAACAGATATAGGTGTTTCTGAATTAGAAAAACAAATAGAAATATTAAAACAAAAAGCAGCTTTACCGTGTATTTATGCTTTTATAGATGTTAAAAGAGAGTTTGTTCCTAATGGAGTTCTTTACATCGGACAAAGTAAATCAGTCAAGAACAGGATTCTTAATTACAAAGGTAAAAAATCTTCTGAGATTCTATTAAAATTACAAAAAAGATTTAATCTTTGGGATTGGAGTTGGGGACAAAATTGGAATGGTGAAATAATGGGACCTAATGAAGAACAGATAATAGAAATAAATAAACTTCGTGAGTTCATAGAAGATCCAACAAGATGTCAGTTAATAATTAAAATGAGAAAAGAAAATGAACATGAAGTAACACGTAAAAAATATGAGAAATTATATATAAATCGTTATTATCCTTTTTTAAATAAAATGCCTTGGAAACCTTTTAGATCTTCTTCGCGAAGACATTATATGAATCAAATGCATCCGGAAAAAAATCAAAGAAATAAGTTACCTGTTTATTGTTTACATACAGGAGAAGTTTTTAAAAGTCCTAGTGAAATAGAAATAAGAAATTTTAATAAACAAAAATATGATTCAAGAGTGGAAGGAATAAAGATAGATTTAAACACTAAGTTAAGTATGGAACAATTTATTAATTTAGCAACACCAATGAAAGAGAAAGAAAATGAATAGAAATACATGGGTAATTTTTACCTTAAGATGTAAAATACATGCCTGTAGAAATAGAGGAAGATTTTTAAGAGCAAAATGGTATCGAAGTATTTTAAAAAGATATGTTGCGTTTATGAATTGGAATAAAGTATGACAGATCAAACGAGGTGGGGGATTCTTGAGGTACAGACTAAGAACAAGGCTATCAAGTACCAGAGGGACCTTGTATCACGGGCCATGGAGCATGTGCTCAAGATGGACGAATCAGGGATCACGGACCTGATGATAAAGATTGAGGCAGAATACGAGCGAAAGTATGGCAAAAAAGAGGCAAGCAAACTTGTTTTATAGGATAATCATGTGTCGAACAGGTGTCGACATGGTGTCGACAGGTGTCGACAATCTTGACAAAGTGTCGCGATTTTGGCTCTTGTTTAGAATGATTCTAAATTTTCTGCGTCAAAAGTGTACAAATATTCCCTTGAATGTCGACACTTCGATACCATGTCGACACCTCTGCGATACCTATGGTGTCGAAGCTACTATTCAACAGTACCAATGGTAATAGGTCATTTTCACCCCTTGTCGACACTTTTTTTACTTTTTTTAAAAAAAGCGCAGCTTAAAAAAAATTTTGTCTTATAGTGTCGAAGGTATAAAAAGGATGTATGTCTAGAAAAAAACTTCGCAAGATTAATAGTTACAACAAACCTAAAATTGTCAAACAAGCTGTTAAGTTTCCATACAAGCGTGTACGAATAGATTGGATTGACATCATCACTGAAGGTGGCTGGGGTAGCGTTAAAGAATTTACCGACATGAAGTTAGCAACACCTGTAAGTGAAGGTTGGTTGTTTTCTAAAGATAAAGATACCGTAAGAATATTTGCAGGCTACGATGTAGATGATGATGGTACTATTACTTTTTCTGAGAGATCGGTGTTTCCAACGTCTTGTGTGAAGAAGATAACTCGGGTTCATTAATTGGAGTTACATTTATTAACTGCCCGTAGTCGTCTAGTATCTGTTTCATTTTTGCTTCTAGCTCTTGTTCTGATAGGTCCTCTAGTTTTCCTGTTTTTATTATCTTCCTATCTATGTATAATCCTGCTGCTTTTCCTCTGTTTGCTTCCGCGTTCACTGCTGAA